GATTTTCCGCCCATATTTACTCCTTGCGCAGCCAACGACAGGTGTCAGGCCGCATTACCAAAATCTGCATATCAGCGCCGGGAGCGCCGTCTTTCATTACAAACTCTTCTTCAAACCCAAGATGCTTATCGAATTCTATGATATGTGGTTCATTTGTGGGCACCATACCAGTGAGTCTTTTTAACTGGCAGTGGTTAAATGCATAGTTGCACACATGCTCGAAGAGGGGAATGATTTGCTTCGTCTGCCGTGCGATGGCTATATGACATGTAGCGTTTGATCCATTGTAGTTGTTTATGACTACTCCGGCTAGAACCTCGTCACCCTGCATGACACCGAGCGCATAGAAACTTCCCCAGTCTGCGTTCTGACCGACACGCTCAGCAACCCAAGCGCCAATACGATCTTTCTGGTCAAAGACAAGTTCTGCCATGTGCGTATTATGTCTTATTGCGGTGGAGTTGGCCAAGTGATTTCTGTAGGATAGCCGGATTGTGCCGTGATGTCACGTAGCTCCTGTCGGTAGGTTGCCCATGCAGTTTTAGTAGCCAACAGTACATCAGGCATTTGAGTCCAATCAGAAGCAGCAAGAAAACGATTGCGTCGCTCCCTAGCTTTGGTTTCTAGTACCGGAATGTCGGGAATCCACTCTTTAGTGACATAGTCAAAGATGTAGTCGGCGGCAGGTGGAAAGCTACTTGTAATAGTCCCACCAACAACTTCAACCCATGGAGCTGTTCGTGCGTCGTCGGGTTGGTCTGAGATTTCATACTTTTTGGTGTCCGAGTTAAACCAAGTCGTACCGCGGTAGTCGGCAGTCAGCACCCATGTTAAGCCATTCCATTTGGGGCGCAACTTACCTTGAGCCTCGGGTGGGGCCTCAGATACTCCAACAGGCGAATCAACATAGATTGTCCCGCTGTAGAAATTGTCATTGTCGTATGTGTATTTCATGCTCGGTTAAGTATCCATCGTACTTGCGTGGGGACTGTGAGGGAGGTAAAAGTGCTTGATACGTTTGTAATGATGTAGTGCCGCAGAAAAATAAAAACCCGATTATCGTCTGTGGTCGTAGACCCGCCAACTGAGTAACGTCTGTTTACAACGACTTCAGCAACAACAGTGATATTAAACTGCCCATCCCCGCCAGAATAGTTAGACTCGGACAAAGGCTGAGCACTACAAGAAAACGGCTGTCTGAGGATGACGGCTAGAGGGAACGCCGAAAAATAATCGTCAGTTATGTTTGTTGGGACTACACGATTAATATTGACAAGCTGAGATGTTCCGACTGGAAGGGGGGTGTCAATGTAGTAGCCGCCCTCACCGTCGTTCATATAAGTACTGGTATAACCCAATAATGTCTGAGATGGCAGGGTAAGAACTCCACTTTCCAGAACGTTACGACGGGCGACGTTCATGCTGTCAGCAGTCAGCGTAGATGCCGTTACAGCTCCAGAAAAACTACCAGTCGCACCAGACAGAGCGCCACTAAAAGTACCAGTAGCACCAGACAACGCACCACTGAACGTACCAGACGCACCAGTCAGATCACCCTTGAACGTGGCGTTACCCGCATTGTCCAGAGCAAAAGTTGTTAAGCCGTTCTTAGTTCCAACGATACCAGTGCTGCCGATGTAGAAACCATTGAAGCCCGGTTGGCCGTTTAGTGCAGGGTTGCCCACAGTGATTGCGGATGCTGCGTTTAGCGTCACAGGGCCAGTCAGAATCTGAGCACCCGACCTTGCAAGTTTAGCGTCAGCAGCGGCTTGGGCTGCAGCAGCGGCAGAGGCAGCGGAGTTAGCAGTAGACTGAGCAGTTGAAGCTGCGGAGGCAGCGTTGTTGGCTGTGTTTTGTGCAGTAGAAGCCGCAGAAACGGCGGTATTCGCCGTACCTTGAGCCGTAGAAGCCGCTGCAACGGCAGAATTTGCCGTTGAGTTAGCCGTGTTGGCTGTTGAGTTAGCATTGTTAGCTGTATTGACAACAGTAGAAGCAGTAGTTCCAGCGATCGAACCTGTGACATCACCAGAAAAAGAACTGGCTCCAAGGCTAGAACCCGCAGACAGAATCACTGTGCCGTCAGCCGCACGGATTGACAGACCGTTTGAATTAATCTGAGACGCAACCAACTGGCCACGGATGGAGGCAGCACCAAACTCAGCGGAGCCACTACCATCGATCTTCCAGCCAGCAGACCCAGTGACATAGTTGGCAGATTGAATGTACTGACCAACGCTGATTGAGCCAGCTCTGATTTTGTCAGCAGACAAAGAAGCAATCTTGGCATTGTCCACCGCGAGGTTGGCGATCTTAGCGTTAGTGATCGTGCCGTTTTGAATGTAGCCATCAGTGATATACACACCAACAGGAACCTCTACACCGCCAATAGTTACAGGTGTTGTCCGAACGATAAACGGCATCGTGGGTGTAATGCCCGGGCCGCTAGGGCTTGCAATGTAGAACGAGTCAGAACGAACAGCAAAAGTACTGGTTGCCCCTGCATCATTAGCCGTAGAAGCCAGACCGAAGCCAGAGACATAACCGTTTAGGTCAACCTTGACTGTGTACTTGCCTTCAAGCGCAGTACCGCTAGCCTTGGTGAAGTAGTTAGCCTGCAACGCCGCAGTCGTTGTGTAGTTGTTCAGTGTGCTGGTTGAGACAAGCGTAGACGTAGCAGAACTGATTGCCGAGTCCGTGGCTGTCTTGGTGTAGTAGTTTGTTGTCAGTGTGGCGTTAGTAGGGTAATCACCTAGTGTCGTAGCCAAGCCACTAGTAGACACAAGATTGGTCGTTGCGGAACTAATCGCACTGTCAGCCTGAGTCTTGGTGTAGTAGTTTGTTGTCAGAGACGCCGTGGTCGTGTAATTCCCAAGAGCAGTGTTCAGAGCAGTTGTCGAAACCAAGTTCTGAGTTGCCGCAGTAATGGCCGAGTCCGCACCTGTCTTGGTGTAGTACAGCGAGTTCAGGGTAGCCGTGTTGGTGTATGCACTGAGCGCAGTATTTAACGCAGTCGTGGAAACCAAGTTCTGAGTTGCTTGGCTAATGGCCGAGTCTGCGGCTGTCTTGGTGTAGTAGTTGGCAGTCAGCGTAGCTGTGTTGGTGTATGCGGTTAAAGCCGTGTTTAGCGCAGTCGTAGACACTAAGAACTGCGTAGCCGAGCTGATTGCAGAATCTGTCGCTGTCTTTGTATAGTAATCCGCTACCAAGCCAGCAGTGGTGGTGTAGTTACCGAGAGCCGTGTTTAACGCAGTTGTAGAAACCAGCGTGCTTGTTGCAGAGCTAATGGCTGAATCAGTTGCTGCCTTGGTGTAGTAGTTCGTCAGCAAAGTCGAGCGAGTCGCTGGCAGGCCAGTTGTAGCGTCATTAACTTGTGCACTAAGGGACTGGCGAAGAGTTGACTCAGCACTTAAATCGCTAACAACATTTGCAATCTGAGTCGTGTGTGCAGCAACAACCTGACCCAGTGATGTGTAGTCACCGACCTTTGTCCAGTAAGTTGTGTTGGTTGGCAGGTTGCCAGTCGTAGTTGACTTGGCTTGGTAAATAGCGCCGTTGTAAGTAACTAGGTCGTTTGTCGCATAGGTCTCAGTATTAGAGTACGCAGGAGTATTCTGAATGTCGTTGACCTGAGCTTGCACCGCACCAACGCGAGCATTGACTGACCCGGGAACACTGGCTGCGGCATCAATTAAATCAATACGAGCGCCTAGATCGGTATAAAGCTGTGCGGCTGTAAGTTCCCCAGTCAGGGCTTCAAGAAGCTTAGCTACATCTTGGCCTGTAGTAACAACAAGACCGTTAGTTCCGCCAGCAGGGGATGCGCTTAAAACACCATCAATAGACTCCCACTTAATCCACAAGTGCCACTCGGTGGCTGGGTTTGTAGAGTAAGACGTAACTGCACCAGAAAATTGGGTAATCTCAACAGCATCTGCAAAGACGGGCTGAGGCGCAGTGCCTGCACGAGTAGCGCCATAAATGCGAGAAAGCCTGTGACCATGGCCTTGTGAGTAGACTGGGTCATCGCACTCAATGATGATGTTTGAAATCGCAGCGGTAGCAGTAAACCCAGTAGGTGTAGGCGGCGGTGTTAAATCAGGAACATATGCATCGGTAATCGATGGGCCAGCAATAAGTGGAGCAGAACCGCCACCGAACTTAAAGTTGCTAAGAGACGCAAAGCCAGAGTCAACCAAGTCACGAATCGTGATACCACGGTCAAGCGGGTCGCCCTGCTTGCCTAAATAGGTCATCAAGGTTTCGCGAACGCGAGAGCCAAAGTTACTGGCGCTGTCGCTTGGGATGTCGTTTCTCATAGCTGTTTGAGTTCCTCAACAGATGTCGCGATAGCCACGTCTTGCACGGGGTTTGTACCCTCGAGCTCAATCTGGAATTCAAATGCGCGGTAGCCGCTAGGCAATCTAAATGGATTGCGGTCTGCAACAGTCTGCGTGTGCTTGAGCACACCATCAGCATATAAGCGGAATGTCACTGGGTAGGCGTTGGCTACCACCACAGCAGCTGCAAAGTTAATCGGTGAACCCTGACGGAAGGGCTTGCTACGTGAGCGATAGGTCAGCGATGTGCCAGTATCCCACTTGCCGACGTTTGTACCTGTTAATACATACAGCTGATCTTTCAGACTGTCGAAGTACATAGCTTCGTAGCCGACGTCCAAGAAAAAGATACCGCCGCCATTGGGGTCGATGATGAAGCCTTTGCGGCCAGAGCCGTCGTCGTAACTACCTAAGTATAAACCCTCATACATCTTACCGATGATGCTGCTTGGAACCAGAGCTTGCCAGTCTTCGCGGAGCATGACGCCATTAGTAATAACACGAGCACCGCCATCGCCAAACCAGCACAAACCGTCTTCAGAGGCCCAAGCTACACCGTTACCCATGCTCACAACAGAACGTGCTGAAACGCAGGCTTGTTGTATTTCTAAGGGACGTTGATCCATGCCATCAGGGGTTGAGCCTTGCACGAGTAGGGGGCGGCCAGTTGTCAGCACCAAAAGACTTTGCCCAAACACACCGAGGCCAACAGGTTTGCTGTCTGGCGGAATGATCTCGTAGTTTGCAGGCCAAGCGTATGGCGTATAGGGCTCGCAGATGCGTACCGAGTTACCCGAAATACCACTCATCATTCCATTCCACATCGCTGTGAGGTTTGACAGAGTTGGCTCAGTAATACTCGTCGCGCCACCAGTTGGAACACCGGGAGCTGGGAACCATAAGTTAGTCGCTAGGTTTTCGCCAAGAGCGCGATTGTCATCAGTGGTTGAGGACGTAGCAAGTGCAATCTCGCGCAGGAAGTAAAAGTCTGTACCAGTCGAGCTACCCTGTGTGCGGTAGATGCGGATCGTGGCAATGTCGTAGTTACCCGATGGTACAGAACTAAAGCCAGAAATAGCAGTTGAGCCTAGGTTGTCCCGGGTGACTAGGGCGCTCACAGGTGACGGCGCAGACTCCCAGCCAAGGCTGTTAACGTAGGTGTAGACGTAGTAGTAATACTCAATGACTGGGGATGTCGCACCAGAGTTCGT